CCATGGAGCGGGCCAGAACCTTAAACTCATCAAGCTTCATTGAAACAGTCCTTGATTACCTTGTCAACTCTGAGTGCCGCGGGAGTCCACGGCTGGGTCCGACGACGGAACATCATGGTTATGAGTCGACCGTCACGGATAATGGCCACAACCCGGGTCCCGTTACTCTGGGCGCCCCAGGCTGTACCCTGAAACGGAACTTCTCCTAGGTCAACGGCAACAGATTCCCCTGGCTTAGACCCAGGTCCAGCGGCTAGTCTATGAACCCAAAGTTCGGCCTCTGGTCTGAACCTAGCCAGGGCAGCCCTGTCCTGTTCAGCTCGTCGAAAGGCGTGGGTGGTTGTCCCTCCACCTTGCTTGGAGACAGTTGCCGACCCGTGTTTTCTTCTACCGCGACCGCGGCATCGTCCCACATCTCTAGCATGTAGCCGTCCTTCTCCGCCGTCACGGGAAGGACCTGACCGATGTGTTCCAGGCACCACTGTTCGATTAGCTCCCGCTGTTGTGCTGGTGTACCCCAGCGCTCGGTGGGATTGTTGGCAGAGACCCGGGCTGTAAAGATTTTAACATTTTTGCCTTGAGCAAGCCATCGCTTTACCCGGTCAACCATGGGCCACACAGGCGGACCTACACTGATAGACCCAGAGTCGTGTACGCGGTGAGACAACGTCCGGTCAAAGTCTACAGCAATCCAACCATCAGGCCCGTTTGCAAGTCTACCCATATTTACCTCAGCGGCTTTCGTTCACATGCTCGTGGAGGCAAACTGTGTCTTGTTACTCCCTCGGCCACGTCAAAACACTTGTTTGGACTAATGCGCGCCTCGTGGTCTGCTCTTTCTTGTGCAGCATTTAAACCACAGTCACCTATATAAGACATAATACATAGGGCGTTATCAGTTCCTGCAGACACGTCAAGAACATAGTATATTTTACTTCCCATGGTTACACCGCTCCTTCACATAACCCTTTGGGTCATACACCTGAATACCCCGGTCGTTCACTGCAACCTCGCAAAAGAACGCCTTACCAGGATAATAGTGTTGCAGATAATTCATAACTCTGTTCTTCACAGCCACCTTATCCGGGTAAAACGTTTTCATGGCGTGTAATGCGATTGCGAACAGTTCATCCGCTAGTCCGTCGTTGTCTTCGTCTGTGCTTTGAAGACCAGGACAACACTCCATGTCTTTATATGTGGGCCAGGCCCTGGCGTATTGTTCTATCATACGTAGTCACCGTACTCAATACGGGTTACAGACTGATACCCAGGTATGTTGTTTTCTTGTCTCCCTTGTCCCCCCACCGGGTCAGCAGGTCCTTGAAATCGTACGTCAGAACCAGCTCCATGTCCCCCGAGTCCGCTACCACGTACCGGGCTGTCAGTGTTCCCACGCCAAGCTGGCCAACTGCTGAGACCCAGTGCCCGGATGAATCTACACAGAGAATTACTGGCCTGCCCAAGCTTAGACAGGCATTCAAGTGCCAAAGCGCAGAGCTCGGCTTCTTCTCGTAGATTCTGTTGACCATCAAGTTGGGTATGGTCTTCAGGGCCCGCATCAGTTGTTGAGTCGAAGTTCCGGTTGCCGCATCGCACCGGCACAGTGTCTCGCACTCTTCCAAGTCCCGCTTGATTCCCAGAGCCGAGAGTGCATTCGCCATCGCCGTCGGGCCGCAGCTTGCTTCTGTCGATTGTAGGCGCATAATTATGCTGTCTCAACATTCTTCTCCATGATGGTCTTGATGGACTGAAAGCAGGCCTCTTCAAAACCAACCACGGGTCGCATGAACCCCGTCAACTCAGACAAGTCCCTGGCCCAGGTATGAGCCAACCGCTTGATATCTGCCACGTCCTTGGCCCTCACAGTGCAGAGCCCCGGTCATCAAGCTGCTTCAGGTACGGCTTCACCGCGTTAAACACTCCCTCAAGGGCCTTCACGTCCTTCACACAGTGCTTTACAATCTTGTCCATGCTGGCTCGGTTACCGTTGAGCACCGCATCCACCCACACAGACATCTGAAGCGGTGTCTTCTTGTCCTTCAGACCCAGGTGGTCGATAATGGCGTTGAGGGAATTAGACTTCATCCTGAACTTGCGGCGCAGTACAGCACACGGGTCCACCAGCTTGAGGTTTGGTAGCGCAGGGTGTCGGTGCTTGAGAAGCCGGGTTCGCAAGAATGGAATGTCGAACCACATCCCGTTGTGGGCCACGATGACGTCGTGCTGCTCCAACAACTCAGCGGTGCGGGCCGCGATGATGTTGTCGTGACCACGGAGACCCTGGTTCCACCAGTACGCGTCCGTGTCATCAATGCGAAGGGTAATCATACCCAGCTCAGAAGATTTGATACAGGTTACCAGCAGGATGGCCTCGTCGGCGTTCAGTGTGCTGGTCTCCAAGTCTAGAACTGCGGTGCTAAGCAACAGGCTCTCCCTTCAAACGCTTAATCTCACGCTCGATAAACGAAATGGCCTTACGAAGGTCTTCAATCTCATCTACACCCTCCTTGTTACCGGCCCTAGCCAGGTACTTCAGCGCAGTAGCCCGGAGGTAGTTCAACCCCCAGTTCACCGACACCTGTACAGGCTGCGGGTTGAGTCGGGCATAGTGAGAAGGATTAATAATGGTATCTGGCTTCGTGGGTGGTGACTCGTAAACTGTAATTGTCGGCACCCACGGTGTAGGCTCATCCGGCGGCAGGTTTACGGACCCTGGCGAACCAACGGTAGCCAATGACCCAGAATTGAATGACAGGAAACCGATTCGTTGTTTCACGCTTGGCTTCTTGCCAAGTTGAGTATTGCTTGCCACGAAACTTTGCCTCACCAATAGGACCAGAAATCACGTAGGAGTTTTCAGCAGAAAAGTCAGGGTAGGTAATCTCCCTATACGCGGGACGGTTGCCTACGTCAGGAGCCCGGCTTAGACCCAGGTCTGAGGCCATCTCCAGTAGTTCTTCTGGAGTAGGTTCAGGCACTTCATCAGGCTGTGCCGGGGGTAAGTCGTAGACTACCGCCGCAAGTCCGTTATCCTTGTTGTTGGTCCGTGCCATTGTAGTGTCAGTACCTCCATACTGGGTCCGTAGTTGGACTTCAGGATGAGTAGCTCACCCCGGTCGTCCTTCACATCGGCCCCGTGCATCTTCATCCATTGTCCCGGCCGGAACCAGGAGAGTACCGCGCGAGCTTCTTGACCAAGAGCCGCGGGAGCCCATTGTCCATCACCAGCGAGAGGTCTGTAACCTTCCACTGCCTCCGGTTTGATTTCGCCAGCGTTCTTATAACGCCATCTGTCAAAAGTATCTCTGCCACGTTCTTTCACCTTGGTGCGCACCTGAGACAGGAGCACAACCGCAATGTTGTGGTTCTTGGCCAGCTCGTTTAGTGCCCACACAGTTCCAGAAATCACGCGTTCTACTGACTTCTCGTCCCTCTCTGAAGAAAGGACTTGAGCATAGTCCACAACGACCAGCCGCGTGCTGCCAGGAACCAACCTAGACTGAATCCCAGCAACAAGCTGGTGAGAATCGAGTCGGCGGTCATCTACGATTACTCGTTTAGCCCAAGCTTGTGACTCAGCTTGCGCAGCGCGGATACGCTCCGGGACAAGCGGGCCTTCAAGCTTGAGACGACGTAACTTAGCGGCAGACTCACCCAGAGACTGAGCGAGGACACGGTCGGCAATGAACCGTCGGGGGTCTTCTGGCCAGTAGGCTTGACAATCATATCCTGCCTTTGCTGCTCCTTCAAGGAACTGAAGACCAAGGGCTGACTTACCATCGCCCTCGTGACCCAGTAGGACGGTACACACACCAAGTTCGAGTAGGCCCGCATCATCAAGTCTGTGGAGACCTGTGGGACAATGCAGGACTGGGGTTTCTCCTCCGGCGACTGCTCTGTACTGGGAATCAAGCTCCTGGCTCCTGGACCCTAACCAGTCCGCCAGAGTCTCTGGCTTCTTGTCCTGGGTCATCTACTGCCTCACAGACCCAGCCCTTACGGTCACAGTATTGTTTAATGTACCGCTCAGACCAAGACTTCATGTAACTAATAATTGGGGCTGCACACACCCCAGGTTCAACGCCGGCTACAAAGTGTTTTGACATTATCCTCAACACCTAGTCACCTGTGAACTCCTTGCGTGAGCTTACGCTTTGGACCTGGGTCTCTGCCGTGGCCCTTGCCAAGTAA